TCATTCAGATATCCCCGGTTTACGATTCGGCTGCGCGTCAACGCTCATACCGGTTTTGCGGCGGCTGTCGTCGCCCATCAGCCACAGGTAAAGCGGCATCAGGTCTCGTGGGGTTTTCAGTTTAGCCGGGTCTTCAGTTGGGAAGGCGCTGGCACGCATCGCCGTACGTGTCCCGCCAGGGTTAATGCAGTTCACGCGCAGATTGTGCTGCTTATACTCCTCCGCCAGCACCTGCATCATGCCTTCAGTGGCAAATTTTGAGGCGGCGTAAGCGCCCCATCCCGCGCGCCCCTGGCGGCCGACGCTGGAGGTGGTGAAAACCAGCGAGCCGGATTCAGATTTCAGTAATAGAGGAAGCAAAGCCTGGGTCAGGAAAAAGGTGGCGTTGACGTTCACCTGCATCACGGCCTGCCAGGTGTGTGGGTCCTGCTTATCCATTGGGACGATATCACCGAGGATACCTGCATTATGCAGCACGCCGTCGAGACGGGGGACAAGCGCGGCAAGTTTGCTTGCCAGAGTGTGACAAGCTTCCGACGTAGCCGTCGCCAGGTCAAGCGTAAACCAGTGGGCGGGCAGCAGTCCGTGTGACTGAATTTCGTTGGCGACCGAGCGCAGCTTTTGCTCGTTGCGGCCCAGCAAAATCACCGAGGCTCCAAAGCGGGCGTAGGTGAGTGCGGCTTCACGGCCGATACCGTCGCTGGCACCGGTCACTAAAATAATGCGGTTTTGCAGTAAGTTATCTTGCGGCTGGTAGTGCATGGTTTTGCTCCTCGCGTGATGCAATATGCTCACGTCTTATTTCTCATTGGTTTACCCGGCTTTATGCCTGAAAGGTGGGTTTCAGATTTATACATTTAAAATCAGCCACTTAAAAGTCACTTTCCGATATCATTCGATATTCATCCGATATAACTTTCAAACAACTACCCAGTTTACTTCCCTTTCATCGTGGTATGTGGCGGTCATTGTCGCTGATTTATGGCCCAGCAAACGCTGTGAAAATTCCTCTCCTTGCTCATCCTTGTACAGCCTTGCTGACAGTGAGCGGATCTCATGAAAGGGTGCCGGTGTACCACCCCATTCAAAATTTAATGAATCCCTGGCATTAGAAAAAATTTTCGTGACCTGATCATTGTTTAGCATTTTTCCGTAACGGTTTTTAATCAGATACCCCTGATTCCCGTAACGCATTTTGCATCTGTTGATAATATCGGAAAGACTAAGGCCGGCGGCATCAAGTCTCAGGCTCAGTGGAAGCAGCAGCTTAGCGCCGGTTTTGCTCTGGATAACTTTAAATTTTTCATCCCCGATATCATCCCAGGACATTTTAACCACATCACTTCGACGCTGACCAGTTACCAGCGCCAGGTCCATGACCAGATCTCCCCATTTGGCAAAGTCAGGAATTACAGTTCGTATAGCCTGATATCTTTCCAGATCCATCCTTTTGCGTTTTACTTCCTCTGTAACCTTCCGTGTAACCTGAGCGGGATTCACCGTGATATGTCCTTCCATAATCGCTTCGTTAAAAATATCCACAAAGAATGAGCGGTACAGTCGTGCTGACGCTTCTTTCCCTGCAAGTGTGTATTCGTTTAAGAAACCCGCTATATGCTGGGTGGTCACTCTTTTAAGGGTGATGGGGGGGAAGGATTTTTTTATTTTTGATACCCGATCCCCGTAATCACGTAGAGTTTTTGCACTAAGTTTTCGGCGATTTAAAATCTCTTCGAAACTGTCCAACCACGAATGGAAATTAAGGTCTGCAGAACCATCGAGCCGATCTATTAATCGAATCCCCCCGTCATCCTGCATGAGCCTTATATTTGCCTCGATCGCCTGATTAACTGCACTGGCTCTGTTTCTACCCAAACCAAATTCACGCCCGGATACAGGATCGCGATAGCTAAAATAGCCACCGCGATTGTACAGATTAGGTGGTAGTCCCTTGTTTGCGTGTTTTCTTGCCTGAGCCATCGTTAATTCTCTTCAGCAATCGCATAGCCGGCATAGCGCTGGCATGTTTCATCATCCGTTTTGCATCAGGCTCAAACAGGTATTCTCGCCCGTCTAACTCCGGCGCCGGGAAGATCATTCCCGCCCTGATCCAACGCCTGACTGTTTCTGCACATCGTGGCCGCGGTAATTTTGCGTTCCACTCAGCAAGGGTTAGTTTTCTCGTCATGTTTTGCTCTCATGACCGGCTCATTGTATTTTTCCCGGCCGGAATTTTTTGAGTTTTAAAAATCAGGCGCCAGTACGGCGCCCACGGGTTACCGTTTTGCTCTTGCTGGTGGCTTCACACGCCTACGCACTTAAACTTCGAGAGCGTTACCGTTTCCTCTGCCGTTCTTCCCGCTTCCTTACTTCGTGACAGCATGCGCGCGCACTGCTCCTGGGTGAGCTTATCTTTGGACATGCGCATCCACTCAACCGGGCCACCGCCTGGCTTTTGAATCGTCGCCGTTATTCTGTACATGGGGTATTCTCCGTAGTGACGGCGTCAGCAATGGCGCTTGCCATGTGGGGAATATCTTTAAAGCTGGTGGCGTGCGCCGGGTTAGCACAGAGCCCCTGAACAGCGGCAAGCAATAGTTGTTGCTGAAAGGTGAGGGTGGCCGATGCTGGCTGTTCGGAGACGATCGGTAGATCTATTACGACAGGTGCAGGCTCATTCGCTTTTAATTTTTTTGCCTCCGCCCTCTCTTTACGCCAGTGCACGGCCTCATCAAGAGCAATTTTCTGACGTACTGAAACGTCGCTGTTCCAGCTATAAAGGAGAGTTGTGGTAACCCTGTGAATTTCGTCATCGCTGAGATCTGGCGATATTAAAAATTCAGCGGACTCGATATCAGCAACCAGCAATGGGAAAATTTCCGCCCCACTGTGGCGGGTAGTTGCAATTACATTCTCTGCTTCTTCTTTCCCAATAACACTCGTGCTACCGGAAAGGAGGTCATTTATGACATGGCAGATTTCTACCTGGCGCTCGTTCAACTGTTCGCGGGTATCTGTAGCTGGCGCGTTAATGAGCTCATCAACATTGAAAATTGTTCGGCCCGGTTTTACTTCCTGCGTCGGTTCACCTGCTTCAGATGTGTTTTCTGCAAGCCCGCTATTTTCTGCGTTGTCATTATCCAGAACATCTGTTGAGCTCTTCGGGCTCTGTTTGGACGCATCTTCATTGTTAGCACCCAACGCCTTTTTCAGTGATTCTTCTTTGAGCTGTAGAAATTCAATTTTATTAATTTCAATGCAACCCTTCGCACATAGCTCTGCGAGTTTGCTAAAAATGAATAGTTCCCCGGACTCGCCTGTTGCTGGATTTCTAAAATAAAACGGGCCCTTGCGTTCTGTGGGAGCGGGCGACTCACGTTTTTCCGCTGGAGTATTTAGCCACCTGTCTATGTGCTTTTTGATAACAGTCCATTGCGCTGTTTCCTTGACATCCCGGCGGATGGAGGTCAGCAACTCGGCCTGACGCTCAGCCAGCAGGGCGAGAGCGGCCGGTGTATGGTTAATAGCCTCATACAACTCGCGCTCAAAACTCGGTTCATCGTCATTAATCAGATCGATAGCCAGGCTGTATTCTTCTTCAGTGATATTCTCCTCGCGGCTGAAGAGGGCCAGCAGCGCGGCACGACAACCTTTTGAGTATTCGCGGGGAGGGGGCGCGGTTGGTGCTTCTTCCGGAGTAATTAACTCAATCTCGCCAGCTTCTTTATTCCAGCGATAATCTGTAGACCACTTACCCAGTTCAGGTCGGGAAATACCCTCCCGGTCATCGCAAAATTTCACATCGAGGTAATATTCAGCGATATCTGGCATATCTCTGTAAAAATCACCCGTGACAAGTGCACTGCCAACTTTTTTATTAGCAACACATATTGTGCGGGTGTAAGGCAATAATGACAGCGACTCGGGTACGCCTCTCATTTTCGGTATGAAGTGTGAAATAAGAATGGTCATTTCGGATCCCCTGATGAGTGATAATGGTTGGAGCGCGCATAAGCTGATTTGCGATATTTGGTACGAATCTCCCGTATCTCTTTTCTTTTCCTGTTTATTTCAACGCAGCCCGGACAGTAATAGACAGTTTTACTGTGATAACCCTTTCCATCCTGGCTGGCTCTCAATTTCGCTTCGGGAAATGATTTTCCGCATCTGTAACAGTTAAGTTTTACAATATCCATTTTTCGCACCGAAGTCCGGCATAGCGTGCATGCTGTATATACCTGTCCTCAGCTTCACGCAGTAAGCCCCGGATGCGGTGGATCTCATCCAGCGCGTTGTGATGGCAGGGGAATACGCCATGGATGCAGCCACCAGAAAAAAGAAGAACTGCCTCACCCTGTTCGGTAGTGCGGATAAAGGCAAAGGGTTTATTTTCCGCATCAACTTCAGTGACGTCGTGACTTAATTTATAAAGTGCGTAAATTTTATTACTGAACATTACTCACCCCTTTTCAGATTGAGTAAACCCCTGCCCGTGAAGGCATGAATTAAACTCAGTTAAAGATTAATAAATTTCTGGATTGCCTTTTTGGGCCAGAAAATAACAAACACGGCGAATTAATGTCATTAGTAAAGATAATTTCACAGCCTGAGTTCTTGCTGGTTTTCTCATGAAGTCATTCATAAATATCACCAATCCAATTTTGAATGTCCCAAACAGGCTTTGTGGTGTGGTGCCGGGTGCCTCCCGGTGCTCACAACCAGCTGGTCATTGTGAGCGGCTAAACGTTACCCAACCATTTCCGCTGAACCACGTGCGCATAGCCGCATTCACCGCACTACAAAGCCTGTCCCGTAATTTCGATTTATTCGCTTACTCTGCGATGACTATTTTTAATGTCATTCCAGTACTCAAAAGAGCAGGGTATTCCCGCATTCATTACGGCCTGCGTGGCAGCGAAAATGTTCGCATGCCAGATAACGAAGACAGTTGCGCGAGTTTGAAAATAGCGAAGCGATGGATCTGCTTTATTCATCAACATTCCGACGCGAGCTGCGTCCTGCGAATTTTCAAAACTAAAAATAACCTCACTCATCGTCTGTGCCTCATTTTGCCCTTAAGCCAGGCTGGCTGAACGTTTGAAATCTATCGCGCCGCAGTGTGCGAGTTGCTGCTTCGATGGAGAAAAGAATACAAATAAAATTTTACTTGTGCAAATTAAATTTCAACTTAAATTTGTATTTTATTGATTTTTTGGACGAAAAAAAACCACCGGAAGGGTGGTTTAATTTGTATTTATGTGGGTTTATTTTTCTAACTCATTGAAATATTTACTGTAATGTTTTTTTAGTTCCTGCAAGCGCATCTGAAAAACAGATAATAAGTTCTGTCTTTCGACGGGGGGCATCTCGTTGTAGACAGCCAGAAGTTGCTGCTCATCTTCGCGAAGGCCTGGGTAATCACTTGGAGTTTGTGAAGTTTTTGGTTGTTCATCGTTGGTTGTAAAGAACCAAAATTCCGGTTTACCAGTCACCTCCGCGAGCTTTGTCAGGTTCTGACCGCTAGGCCTGCTACCTCCTTTAGCCCAATGCTGTACGGCCTGCACGGATATACCTAATTCCCGGGCAAGCTGTGATTTATTCCATCCTTTCTCTGCCAATACCTGCGCAATGCGTTTGGCTGAGGCCTGATTTTGGGTTGCTTCGTTTTTGGCTGTCATGCGTACATTTTACAAGATTTTTTTAAACTGCCGATGCAAACAAAATGCAAATAATATTTGTATTTTAATCATTTGGTTTGTAGTCTTGTTGTATTCCATTTGAGGAGATGAGAATGCAACTGAAAACGAGCACAAAAATTACAGGACTTGCAACCAAGAGCGAGATCGCTCGCCGATTGGGTGTCAATCCGCAACTGGTGGCCTACTGGTTCAAGCAGGGGGTTCCACCACATCGCATCATCCCTTTCTGTTCCGCACTGAATTGGGAAGTAACTCCCCATCAAGTGGATTCAGAGCTTTACCCAAACCCAACCGATGGCCTACCGGCTGATCAAAACAATAACACCCTTGGTGTTTAAGGACTGAACAATGCAAATCAAACACGAATTGATCCGCGATGTTGTGCGCGCCTGGGCTATCGAAATCAACCGTGAAAACGTAGGCCGCGCAGTGGCTACCGAATATTTCCGACTGGGCGGCCATGCACTGCGTCTGCTGCCTGCAGGTCTGCTGAACGCCGATCACGTAAACCAGCAAAACCTGTTTCGCTGGCTCGACGGGGAAAGCGTCTCAGCCAAAGCGAAGGTGCAGCAGCTGGTTCCCGCAATCCTGAGCGCGTTGCCGCGCCCGTTAAGCGCTCGCCTGGTGCTAGCTGACTCCATTGAGTACCGCGCGCTGAAAATGGCAGAGGAGGCGGTCAAGAGTGCGGCTGACGCATACGTTGCCGTAGCGGTCGTTGATGTGGTGAACAACTGCGGTAATGAGCCCGGCGCCGCGGCGACGATTCTGCATTGAACGAGGGGTTTCGCCATGTCTCCTGAGGAATTTTTAGTAAAGCAGATCCGCGCGCTGCTGGTGGCGTCCGGGAAGGTTGACGAGAACCAGGCCAACGCCGCAGTGACTTTCGCTTTGGATTACCGCCGCGCGAACCCGAACGCCACAACTGCGCAGGTGATCGAGAAAGCAAGGTTTTACGCGAAGCACAACAACCGTCCGGCGACGCCGGAGCGTACTGAACCGATTAAAAAAGCCCGTCTGCCGGCCTGGCGCCAGCAGGGATAATCCGGAGGTAACCATGTGTGATCAGCAGGAACTAACTGAACGTTTTCGCAGGATGTTACAGCGTAATGCGGCGGTACCGCGGCAGGAAGCTGAGATCGTCGGTGGTGAGCGTTATCAGGATGCCTACGGACACCAGGTTACTGTGATTAGAGCCTCGCGGATCAGGGTTTCATTCCGCCGCGACGGGTACGGAAATGCGTGCGAGTTAAGCACGGACAAATTCTTAAAAAAATTCACAGAGGTGAAGTAGTGAATTTTCAAGGTAGCCGCGTATGAGCATGGATCTGATGGTTAAGGTCATGAAGCTGAAAGTGGGAAATCCGCTCCGCAAGCTTGTGCTCCTGAAGCTGGCCGATAATGCCAATGATGCAGGAGAGAGCTGGCCCAGCTTCCAGCATCTTGCGGATCAGTGCGAGATAAGCCGCCGCTCTGTCATTGCACACGTTGATGCTCTTTGTGCTGCGGGTCTGCTCCGCAAGGAGTACAGGACGGGTCCGAAGGGGAATTCGAGCAATGTTTACCACTTCACGCTAAATGGTGCAGCAAATTCACCAGCTGTTTCAGGGGGGGCGCAAGGTGATAGTGCAGAAGATTCACCAGGGGGTGGTGCAGGAAATTCACTACATGGTGAAGGAGATGCACCAGGTAGTGCAGGAGGTTCACCACCTAGTGCAGGAGATTCACCAGGTGGTGGTGCAGGAGCTGCACCCAGAATCAGTCACTCTTTTGAACCAGTCATAGAACCAGTCAAAGAACCAAAAGAATGTCAGGCAGACGAGCTGCCCGACGATCTCGATGATCCGGCTTTGAGGGTTTTAAACCATTTCAACCGGACCACCGGCGCAAAATTCCAGACGGGACAAACCACGATGGGATTTATCAACGGGCTGCTGGTGGGTGAATACGTTGCTGACGAATTAATCTTGGTAATCGACCACCGCAACGAGCTGTGGAGTGCCGATCCGAAAATGTCACAGCATCTCTGCCCGAAGACACTTTTTAACTTTGAAAATTTCGAGGGTTATTTGCCACTGGCCCGGAAATGGGACGAAGAAGGACGCCTGTCCAGCCGTGAGCCGGAAATCGATGCGACAGAACGAGATAGCGCGTACGGCCGTTTTCTTGGCCGTGGGCTGGTGCTAATGCCGAAATCGGCGCTGGAAATCCACGTCAGAAAACTAGCGTCGCATGCCGGTGTAAAAAACCAGTCACCTGAGATATCTAAACGCACCTGGGATCGTCTTTGGGCTGAGAGCGAGAAAACGCCACAAGTCGAATCCCGGAAAAATTAAAACCGAGGAAAAATATGTCGAAGAGTTCGCCGGAGACGGCTAAATCAAAAATCGCGGCCTGGGTAAAAAATTATAGCGGCCGTACTGCATCAGAAATTTCCAGGGCGATGGGGATCTCTCCGTCAGCAGTTCATACCTCCCTGTATCGGCTGGTCAGCGAGGGAGTGTTAAAGCGATTTCTCTCAGGTGATCGCATTGAGTATTACCCTGGCGATGCTAAGTGTGCGCCCCCAGCCGTCCCTAACTTTGGTGTTAGCTCAGGAATGAAGCTTTTAAACGATTGTCTGGCCGGGGTGCGCAATGTCCATTGAAGAAATCAAACTTTGCCCGAAGGGGACCAGGCCTTACGAACAGACGCGCCGAATTGGCCGCGACTATCGGAATCTTGTATTGAAGTGCAACTGCGGCTGTTTACGTGTCGAACAATCATTTTTTGAGGGGAGCGGGGCAAAAATCAAAGCCCGCACGGCGGCAATTCAGGAATGGAACGAAAAAACAGGTGGTAGTGATGAGCAATAACACCGAATCACAGAGCAAAGGCGGCGCAGTAGCTTGTCAGCGTTGCGGCGTGACTTATCTGGAATCTGATGTGGTTGAGCAGCGCGGCCACTGTCCGGAATGCGGCGAGTTTCTTTGGTATGACGAGGAATATAACGATGAGCAATAACACCGAAGCGATGAGCCAGCCGATTAAGCATCCAGCTATCCGTTACCATGGCGGTAAATTCCGCCTGGCGTCGTGGATTATCGAACGCATGCCGGAGCATGTGTGTTACGTCGAACCGTTCGGCGGCGTGCTGCAAAAGCCGCGTAGTTACTCAGAGGTCTATAACGACCTGGATGGTGAAGTAGTGAATCTGTTCCGCGTACTGCGTGACCCGGCAATGAACCAGCGCCTGCAGGATGCCTGCGTGCTAACGCCTTATTCACGCGATGAGTTTTGCGCGGCATAGCAAACAACAGACGATCCGATTGAGCGCGCTCGCCGGATGGTTGTTCGCGCCTGCATGGGGTTCGGTTCAGCCTCCGGCATTGGCGGTAACTCAGGCTTCCGCAGTGACAGCAAACGCAAGTACGCCACTGCCGCGCATCTGTGGGAGCGTTACCCGGGGAATCTGGCGGCCGTATGCCAGCGCCTGCAGGGCGTAATAATCGAGAACAAAGACGCGCTGGCCATACTGCGCGCCCATGATGCCGAAGCCACTCTTCACTACATCGACCCGCCCTATGTGCCGGAAACCCGCGTACAAGGCAACCGCTACTACAACCACGAAATGACCGTTGAAGGGCATGAGCAGCTGCTGGCCGTCGCCGGGACGCTCAACGGGATTGTGATGATTAGCGGCTACGAAAGCGAGCTGTACAACGACATGCTGTGCGGATGGAAGAAAGAGACGAAGGGTTCCCGTATCAGCGCCGGTCGCTGTACGAAGGTTCGCACCGAATGTCTTTGGATTAACCGCCTGGTTCAGGATGCGGCTTTAGTCTGGTGATACACTCATGTATCGTTGCAAACAGAATAGCACTTCTAAGTATGTGTATTTGTACAGCGCTACGCTATGATAGATTGGTTTTAGTTAAGCATTACTGGCGGTTTGAATTATGCACAAAGACAATAAGTACAAAATAATTGATCTCTTCTGTGGAGCTGGTGGCTTATCCTGCGGCTTTCTCTTGGGGGGATTCTCGGAGTATTTTTGTAGCATACTCGCTATAGACAACGATGAAGCAGCTATAAAAACCTATAACGCCAACTTTGGTGGGCATGGCGTGAAAGCCAACATTGAAGAGTGGATCGCGACCAATACCGTACCTCAAGCTGATATAGTTATAGGCGGCCCGCCATGTCAAGGTTTTAGCTTACTAAACAAAAACAGAGAGGGCGATCACAGACGAGCACTGTGGGAGCCGTATATGGATATTATTGAGCTCTCTAAGGCTAGTCTATTCGTAATGGAGAATGTTCCAGGATTGTTAACTAGCGAAGAGTTCACTGATATCAGTGCGCGCGCGCAAGAGTTAGGATTTATCATGCTAAATCCAGCCGTGTTAAATATGGCTGATTATGGGGTTCCTCAAACTCGGAAACGTGCAATTGCTATTGGCATAAAGTTAGATAGTTTTGATCTGGAATCATTACCTACTTTTCCTCCCCGGGCTACGCATCGCGCACCTGACAAGCCTGGTGATAACCCCGTTTGGGCAAATGTATCCAGTGCAATTGGAGATTTACCTGAACCCGTAGGTACTGAATTCAGGGATGAGGCGTCTCCGCTTGATCTTCATTTCGGACGAAATCCGACAGAACTTTCTCAGGAGCGATACAGAGCAGTTCCGCCAGGAGGAAATCGCTTCGACCTGCAAAAAAATCGTCCGGATATTACTCCAAATTGCTGGATCAAGAAAACGTCAGGTGGTACCGACTTGTTCGGTCGACTTTGGTGGGATAGGCCTTCGGTAACAATACGAACAGAATTTTTCAAACCAGAAAAAGGTCGATATCTGCACCCTGAACAGCACCGCCCGATCACTCATCGGGAAGCTGCCAGATTAATGACGTTCTCTGATAATTTTTCCTTCGTTGGAAGTAAAACTGAAGTTGCTCGACAAATAGGTAATGCTGTACCGCCAAAATTCGCTTCTGTAATCGCCCAATATGTTTATAACGTGATGTCAAAACAAAAAGTTAAGAATACTGTCACTAATAACGAGCATGCAGCCTAAGGAAGAACCGTATGTGTAAAAATGGGGAGTTTTCAGTGGGTTTTGCAGAAGCTCGCAAGGCATTTCATGCAGAATTGCTACTAAACACATTAACAATTAATGCGGCCGGTGTGGTTAGTAATGCTGATAGTAGCAACAATAACAGCAAAGCGATTGCGCGTGAGATTGCCAGACTGTTAGAGGTTGAAACGGTTGGTGAGCGAATTGCGGGACAAACCTCTGGCAACCAGTTTGAAGGTATTTGCGCCAAATTTGTGCAGAATACTTTTTTGAAACTGGGGCACCTCCGACCGGGTACATGGAATGTCCATCAGGTATCTGGTCGTAACAGGCTTGAAATTGCCAAGTATGAGCAGTATGGACATCTTGTAGCATTAGATCGTGCTGCAAAAAGTGATGCTCAACTCGCTGCAGCATTGGGGAGCGATTATACAATCACCCCGGATATTGTTGTTGTACGCGAACCTGAAGACGATGCTGTGATTAACGCCCCTGAATTATTGGTAGATGAAAGTGTTACTTTAATGTCAGCCCTGAGGCGCTCTAATGGTGGAAATCCACTACTTCATGCCAGTATCTCATGTAAATGGACAATACGAAGCGATCGGGCTCAAAACGCACGTTCTGAAGCGTTAAATCTTATCCGCAACAGGAAAGGTCATCTTCCACATATCATGGTTGTAACGGCTGAGCCGACACCAAGTCGTTTGGCATCTATTGCCCTTGGGACAGGTGACATTGATTGTGTTTACCATTTTGCTTTGTATGAGTTAATGCTGGCATTGAAAAATCTTGGGCTAAATGATGCTCTGGATATGCTTTCTGTGATGGTTGAAGGTAAAAGGTTGAAAGATATTTCTGATTTACCGCTTGATCTTGCGGTGTGATAGTTATTTTTTCAATTACCCGCTATTAAACTACTGCAACTAACAAAACCGCTCCGGCGGTTTTTTCTTTGCCTGTTGATCAATTAATCGATTTCTGCGGGAAAATGAAGTTCGCCCAGCGGCTCGGTACCGCGCTAATAATCCAGGACGGAGACGCCATAGAAGGTGACGCACTGGATAATTCGAGCGTCAGATTATGACGAGATAGTTTAACAACGACCCGCCAGGTGTGGGTTTTCTCATTTCTGGCATTCAGCGTTCCGTCATTTTGAAGTTTTGACCACACTTTGCAGTCGGTCATCGTTAACGATCAATGTCTTAGCTATTTATCTGCACTGGCTATTGGTAAACATCTTTAACTCATCTTAGTTTGATAAGGCGCGCAGGGAAAAAAAGGACGGTCCCCGGAGGGGAGTATTCACCTGAATGGATTATCTAAAATGACTAAAGAGCAGCTAATCGAGAGTTTAAAAATTGCCGGGCGCTATCAAATTTATTCAGACGGAGACGGGAATTTTACATTACTCCCGCTTACAGTTGACCAGGTGCTGATAATGGTACGGTCACACTCTGAACTCAGTAGTGCAGAACCACCAAAAGTGATTTAGAATGCTCAAATGGGCTGAACACCCTGAAATCTGTCGCGCCATTGGAGATAGCAATGGCGCATTTAATCCAATCCATATCACCCGTTACACTGACGACGAAATCCGCCAGTGATTTTCTGTATCTAGCGTTTACCCTCGGGGGTGAACTGTGAAGAAGGCAGAGCGCGAACACCTCTCACGTGTCGCGGCCCTTGGCTGCATAGTTTGCCGAAACCTGAATTACGGTGAAACTCCGGCAGAAATCCATCACATCAGAACCGGCCAGGGTGTCGCCCAGCGCGCCGACAACTTTTCATCGATCCCGTTATGCCACTCTCACCACAGAACCGGCGGTCACGGCGTTGCTATGCATGCAGGAAGACGGACGTGGGAGAAGAATTTCGGCACTGAGCTGGAGTTGCTGGAACAGGTTAATAACGAACTGGGGGGATCTGTATGACGCCACGTCAACGAAGAGCACAGAAAACTGCGTTTGAACGTGCGGCAGCTGCACCACGCAAAAGTTATCTTGGCCGTTTTACCCCGCTCAACGGCATTCAATCGGGGTGGATAAAATCGCTCTTAACGACATGGGGCGAGATCGTCGGCGGGAAAACAACGGCGCAGTACCGGCTTGAAAATTGCAACCGGCTTGTTTCGTCAGCTAAGGATGATCGCTGGTCAGAAGGTCAACTCTCGCGTATCACTGACGCACTCAATCAGGCGAAGAAAGAGGGGTTCAATGGCCGCCAGGCTGTGGCGCGGGCGTATACCATCCTGTGGTCGCTAAGCCTCAGCGAAATGATGGAACAGGTCGGACGTCGGGATGATGCCGACTGTATCGAGCAAGCTGTGCTCTGCGCATTTAAAAGTGACGATCCGGTTTATATCGTTGGCGTTCGCTATTACACAACCCGGACAAAAATTGCAGACATTACGCGAGAACTGCAGCTGGTGGCACCGTGGCTTACTGAGGAAAAAGCTCGCGAGCGGGTGAAGTGGTGCCTCCAGATATTCAGGGCAAAAATATTTCTGGCTGTCAAAAATTCGTCGAACAGCACCTATCTGCAATAAAAAACTTGAAATCCACCCAGAAAAGTAAATAATTCATTCATGCTTGGCAGAGCTGCGCCACGATGGCAGCGTTGAGAAGCAAACTACAAAAAACACTGGAACCTCGCTACGGCGAGGTTTTATCGTTTAAATTGGACGGAAATAACCATTGGGTTTGCATGGTTAGTTTCACTTATGTATTATTCCGCTCCCGGCCCTTTAGCTCAGTTGGTTAGAGCAGTCGGCTCATAACTGATTGGTCGCTGGTTCAAGTCCAGCAAGGGCCACCAAAGCACCGTTAGCTCAGTTGGATAGAGCAATTGCTTTCTAAGCAATAGGCCACTGGTTCGAATCCAGTACGGTGTACCATCCGCCACTAGCTCATCAGGAAGAGCGACAACCACGGTGTTGTAGTACGAGGTTCGAGGCCCCGGTGGCGGTCCAGACAAAGCTGACTTAGCTCATCAGGTAGAGCAACTGACTTGTAATCATCAGGTCACCAGTTCGATTCCGGTAGTCGGCACCATGCACTGTTAGCTCAGATGGATAGAGCGTTGCCCTCCGGAGGCAAAGGCCGCTGGTTCGACTCCAGCACAGTGCACCAGGCAAGTGTAGACCTGCTGAATGCAGGCCTACCGACGCAATAGTCCGGGCGCGAAGGACTGAAAAGCTACGCAGCCAGCGGGAAGCCAGACCCGCAACTTTGCGGCCATCGTATAATGGCTATTACCTCAGCCTTCCAGGCTGATGATGTGGGTTCGATTCCCACTGGCCGCTCCAGCATAGCTTTCCAGTCTGCGAGGAAGGGAGAACCCGGAGTGACTGGAAAGCGCATCCGCATTAGCACCGGGGTGTTACTGATATGTCCGTATCAGCCCTGTCGCCAGTGAGCAGTGGTCAGCTCAATGAGTCTCTGGCTCAGTAATATTTTTACGTGCTATCTGGTAAATTTCTTAACTGCATCCATAATACAAATTGCCCTGTACGATTGCGCGTCAGGGCTGAACTTTCCTGTCGTAATTTAGCATCTTATGCCCGCAAGCAGGACTCCGGCGGTTTTTTTTTGATGCTGAATACAGATTTCAATTTCTGGTGTTGTCAGCGTGTGGCAACTGAACTACTTTTAACAGGTTGCAGCAGTGAATCCCCCTGAGCGGCGGGGCAAAATGGTCAACAGTCATGTGTGGTAGATAAGCTGTGCGAGTCCGGTCTGACCAGCCAGAGACTCACCGGGAGGCACCCGGCACTGTGGCAATACTGCGTAACGACTGACACCATAATTAAAAGGCCCACTTCGGTGGGCCTTTTATGTATCCGGGAGCCTGCTGCAGTATCTGAAACTGCTACATTGAATCTCTTGTAGCTGCCAGCGTGGAATATTTACCATAGTTAATTGATACGCACCTCATTTTGGTCCAGAAACTAACTGGCAACGCAGGGGCTTCTGCTTCGATGCAGACATTTCTATGTGGGCAGGTGTTGATACCTTATCGCTTACCAGGGCTGGTAATGGCACATTATCCAACGGATGGACAGTCACTGTGTGATTGAATTATTTGCAGTCCCCGATAATAAACGCGCTGTTTCTGTTTCGTCTAATCAGCCTTGTAAATAACCCATTATTATCCAGGTTGATTATCCTGAGAGCAGGACTGACCAGTTGTCCACGTCTTAATACGAAAGTGAGACACTGGCAATAAGACATGCTCGATGCCTTGCCTGTCCTTCACGGACAGGTTTTTTTATTGTGCAAAAAAAAAGGCTTGTCCTGAGGGACAATGTTAAAGAGAGTGGGAATGAAGTGTATTCGCATGAGTGCCGGGTAGCTTACTTATATCCAGGAGCCACCCTTTAGCCAGCAACCCGGTGCTCAGTCGAATATACTTAAGCTAAATTAGCATTTTTATCAGTGTGGGCTAATCTTATAACTCATAAAATCTGAAAAGTTATAAAATGACCAGAAAACAAATTGTTGGTATTACAGCGCTATTTCTTGCTGTGATTGTTATTTATATTCTCTGCCTGAATTTCCTTTTAAAGCCGCAGTTTGTTTTTGTCGCACAGGAAAGACTTGAGTCTTATCTTTCTTATAGCTACGGGCCGTTGGATTGCTCTGGCTCGGAAGATAAGGGCGGCGAATGGGAAATCCGTTGCTACGATAATGACGGAAAACATAGTTTTGTCTATGCGGTGCATGATGCGGAAGAACGGCCATATGGGGTTTTGCTCACGGCGATGAATGGTGACGCCTGCGATTCTTATAATGTGGATTTGGTCTCCTGCCTGGATATCAAAACAAATAACAATTAGCTGTCATACATAAGCCTGCCGGTGAGCAGGTTTTTCCCCTTTAAGCCCTGGCTAACCGCCGGGGTTTTTTATTTCCTTCACACAGCACCATCCGGTTATACGGAGGTGAGGCTATGGTGAGAATGAGCACAATCTATAGCAGACTTTCATACGGAACCGGTACGACGCTGACGGGCTGGGGTGTTTCGGCAAAAGCATATGCAGCCTCTACTCAGGCTGGGGTGTGGATGCTGTCTGACAGGCTGGCGGGACTGAGTCTCAGCGACTGGGCAATCATCACTGGTATTGCCTGTACGGTAATCACCTGCGGCGTTAACTGGTATTACCGTCGTAAAGAACGGGAAGACCGGTTGAATGGCTACGTAACGACCCCACCACGGGACGACTAACATTATGGCTTCGACAAAAAGTAAGCTCAGCGCTGCGTTGCTGGGGCTGCTGCTGGCTGGTGCTTCTGCCCCGGTGTTAATGAGTCAGTTTCAGGAAGAAAAAGAGGGAACCAGCCTGGTGGCTTACCCTGATGCGGGTGGCGTGTGGACTATTTGCGGCGGTGTGACTCGCATTGATGGGAGGCCCGTTGTTGAGGGCATGCAGCTGACGCGCCAGCAGTGCGACAAAATCGACAAAGCAGAGCAGGCGAAGGCTTTGGCCTGGGTAGAAAAAAATGTTCGCGTTCCGTTGACCGAACCTCAAAAGGTCGGTATCGCTTCTTTCTGCCCCTGGAACATCGGGCCCGGTAATTGTCTTTCGTCTACATTCTGGCGGAAGCTGAATGCGGGTGACCGACGCGGGGCATGTGCAGAGATAAAGCGCTGGACCTATGACGGGGCCCGCGATTGCCGTATACGCTCGAATAACTGTTACGGGCAGCTTCTGCGCCGTGACCAGGAATCTGAGCTGGCGTGCTGGGGGCTCGATAAATGACGCTGAAAAACTGGCTGCTGGTGGGCGTTGAACTGCTGCTGTCCGGAATAATTATTTTTGTTCTGCTGGGGAGGGTTAGCGAGCAGCGCGAAAGAGCAGAAAAAGCAGAGCAAGAAGTCGACGGGCAGCGGCTGGTTATTGCAAACCAGGCTTTCAACATCAACCGCTTTAACCAGATAGCGGACTACACCCGCCGGAACAATTCACTGATTGATGCCGATGCAGAAAAAACGGTTATCGAATACCGGGAGATTTTACGCCGTGACAAAACCTGTGATCTGCCTGTTCCTGCTGATATCGCTCGCGGGCTGCTCGACTACACGAACGGTTTACGTGCCGGCGCAATGCACGCCGATACCCGCGGCGCTGACGCAGCCAGTATTACCCCCGTTACCGCCGGCAACCTGACATATTGCCAGGCAGTGCTGTGGATCAGGCCATTGCTGGCCACTATCGACAAGGCGAATCACCAGCTGGCCGGAATACGGGATATAGAGAAAATCAGAGCCCCGCAGTAGCGGCGCTTTTTATTGGGCGTTCGCCAGTTCATGAGCAAAACATTCATCTGCATCGCCAGCGGGCCATCGTTGTCACCGGATGATTGCACTTTAGCGGAGCAATCAGGCTTTCCGGTTATTGCCGTGAATAACTCATGGCGCGCAATCCCCTCCTGCTCGTTTATCTATGCGGCGGATTGTTGCTGGTGGGAAGAATACGGGAAAGATATTCCGGTACCGGCAGCCCGGTATTGCGGTGATGAGTTTACGGCCAGGCGATTTGGTATTAACTGGCTGCCGTCTGCATTAACGGGTTCGTTCAATTCCGGCCAGCGGGCGATAGAGCTTGCGATAAAACTCGGCGCTGAGCGCGTGCTGCTACTCGGTTATGACTGTTCAATTCGCGGTGGCCTGCACTGGCATGGCAGGCACAGTAACCTGGCTAACCCTGATACTTTCAGTGTGGCCCGCTGGCATGATGAGTTCGCGCAGCTGCGCCAGCACTATTCCTCTGTTGATATTCTTAATTGCACCCGCCGTACCCGGCTGAAATGTTTCCCTGTGATGTCGTCAGAAGCGGCACTCTCGCTTTAAAAGGTTCCCTTAATGGCAAAATCGAAAGTCTGCATCCGCGGGATGTATGGGCTGGGTGACTCTATTTACCAGCGCGCTTTTGTGCGTCAGATGCCCGGCGCTTTTCTCCGAACGCCCTGGCCCGAGCTGTATTCGGATCTGGATGTGAATTTTGTCCGCTCAAATACAACACTGCGTACACAGCGTAAGAACGAAGAAAGCACAGGTGTTGAGTTTGTGAGGGAGCCAGCCAGACCGTCAGAGGTATTGACCATCTTCTACGGACCGGAAGAGTTAAAGAAGGGCTCAATCATTGACGCCATGACGTGGCAATTCGGTAAAGCGGCCACTGTGTTTGATTTGCCATCCTTCGGGGCTTCGCCGGTGAAGGCTGATAAACCGATAGCAATTATTCGCCCGGCAACGGTTCGTAAGGAATGGGCCAACCCCGCCCGCAACCCTGACCCTAAGTACATCGCTGCTGCTGCGCGAGAGCTGAGTAAACATTTCTACGTTGTAAGCCTGGCCGATCTGGAAGCCGGGGAAGAATGGCTGGTGGGCGAAACGCCTGAAGCCGACCTGTACCTGCACGCTGGCGAACTCTCGTTAACTCAGATACTGGCGCTGGTGGAGCATGCTGCGGTGGTTGTTTCGGGCGTTGGCTGGGCGCTGCCGGCGGCCATCTGCTACCAAACGCCCGTATTCATCATTCAGGGTGGCTGCGGTGCACACAATGCGCCACACATTGTTACCGATCCCGGCATGGATTTATCCCGTGTAGGTTGGGCGCAACCGGACGAATTTTGCATGTGTGCCAGCATGGTTCACGACTGCAGCAAGCATATTTCCGGTTTCACCGAAAAATTCAAAGGCTGGCTAAATGAAATCGTTCAATCGAAAGGCTTCTATGAAAACATTTAATGAATTACAGGCGGCCTCGTTAGTGTGGTTGCCTGAGCATGGTATTGGGCGCTATCCGGTACCAAAAGACCGCCCATACAATGAAAGCTATTTCAAAAAATATCAGCAGTTAGCCGATACGGAGCTGGGCCGACAACTGACTGCAGCACGAACTCAACTGGTGGCTCGCCACTACAACGGGCCGCTGCTCGATGTTGGCATTGGTGCCGGGCAGTTCGTTGAAGCCAGACCAGACACCCGTGGCTATGACGTAAACCCTGCGGGCATCGAGTGGTTGAACCAGCGTGGCCTGTGGTCTGATTTGTATGACGCCAGTTACCCGGCTTTATCGTTCTGGGATAGCCTGGAGCATATCGACCGGCCCGAGATTGCCGTACTGAAGGCAGAGCGCTGGGTATTTGTGTCCGTGCCTGTCTTTGAAGATGGCGATCACGTATTGCGCAGTAAGCATTTTCGCCCGGATGAACATATTTTTTACTGGACGCACGACGGGATTGTACGGTGGTTCGCGGAACAAGGGTTCCGGATGGTGGAGCACAATCGCTGCGAGAGCATGCTGGGCCGGGACGGTATCGGCAGCTATGCATTCAGGAGGACGTAGCCATGCCACCCAGAACGCCTAAAGCCTGCTGCAAACGAGGCTGCAAAAACACCACCATCGACCGCAGCGGCTTTTGTGACGAGCACAAAGGAGACGGCTGGAAGCATTACAAGCCCGGTCAGACACGACACCAGCGCGGTTACGGTACCTGGTGGGACAAGGCACGGCTTCGCATTCTGAAAAGGGATAAGGGGTTGTGCCAGAACTGCCTACGGCGCGGGGCGATAACCGAAGCAACCGCCGTTGACCACATAGTCGCTAAAGCGAACGGTGGCAGCGACAGCGACGACAACCTTGAAAGCCTGTGCACCCCATGCCACCGGGTGAAGACGGCGCGAGAGAGGCTGTCAGGCAGGCGGGGGGGAGGGTAAATCTCTGGCGCCTTTGCCCTTCCGGACTGCCCGCCTCGTCATATTTTTACACGCCAAAAATAAGAAACTTTTTTCCGGAAGGTTTCGCCTATTGAACTGGAGGTTTTAATGGGTGGTACTGTTCGATCTTCCGGTGCTGGCCGTAAGCGAAATTTATCCACAGGGCAAACCAGCAAACTGACCAGAATTGCGCCTCCCCCTGAGTTGATGGGGGATGTGGCGATCCGGCTATGGAAAACACAGAGCAAAATTTTAATTGAGCGGGGTGTGTTCGGGGTCGAGGATGCGCCGCTCCTTCTCGCGTACTGCAATGCGTTT